TGCTGATATAAATGTTGAATCAACCATGGAGCTTTCTATATAACCACCAAGCTGCCGCACCATTGGCAGGTAATAAATATAAGAATGTTGCAAATTCTTTTTCTATAAAAGAAGAAAGACCTAAGTATAAACAAAACACAGTTGCTATACATAGGAATAAATGTAACAGTTCTTTACTTATTTCTTGTGTCATAATTAATCGTTAGTTTTTTTAGTTTCTATTGAGATTATTACTTCTTGTTCTTTAGGTATGTCTGCAGAAATATTAATTGCACTTGCAGCACAACCTATTAATCCGAAACCTACAAAAAGTATTACTAATAAGTTTTTCATGTTCTTTCCTTGTAAAAAGTGGGGAGAATTAACCCCCCACCTTAGTTAGTCATTAAGCGTATGTATCGCCTGTAGCGTCATCACCGACTGGACCTTCACAGTCAGCCATTAAAGCCCATACTCGGACTTTAGAGTTAACGTCTGCAGTAGCAACAGTCACATCAAGTGTGTCTGCAGCAGGATATGGTACAAACATTTCCCCAACAGCATCACCAGAAGTCATAGAACCTGCAGCAGTTTGAACAGCAGCAGCAACATAAGTTACTGTACCGTCTCCTAATGCAAGTGTACCTGTTCCAGTACCTGCTGTTATTTTATCAATGCCTGCATTTAATACCACTGAATTAGCAGGGACATTAATTGCTTGGTAAACATCACCACTTGTTAAAGAAGTTGATGTTCCATCAATAATAGTTGTTTGTACATAAGTTTTAGCAACACCATTACCAGAAACATGTCCAGTAGTGCCTGTGCCGCCTGTTTTAGTTAAAGTAGCCATTAGTTATTCTCCCCTTAATCTAATTTAACGAAAGCTTTAGCTATGGATTCAGTACGTAGTACTTTTCTACCATAAACGTGTAAGCCTCGAACAATGTCAGCGAAAGATTCTGTGTCTCTAACAACTTCAGTTTTAGCAATCTGTGAAGCAGTAGATGTACTGCCTTGATGCCCTACTAGAACAGTATGCACATTAGCTGTAGTAGCAGCAGGCATATTGTTAGACTTATAAAGTCTAAAGCCGTTTATTAGTTGAGGAACCACTAAACCATTTCTTAACTGTGAGTTAGCTTCGTTTAAGAAGTTAGCGTCAAGTAGTTTTGAACTAGTTTGTTGTAATTCTTCAAAGAATCTTGGAGCAGCAACAGCCCAACGGTTGTCTGTTGGAACGTTTCCGTCATCTAGAAGTCTTCCTAGACGAGCAAGTACGTTAACAGGATCAACTTCATCAGTACCGAAACCAGTATCGATTGAGTTTGTTGCATGGTCTGCACCGTAAGTGTTACCTGAAGTAACTGCTGAAGCGATGTTAGAAAGAACATCTGAATCATAGCTGTCTTTAAGTGCATATGCACCTGCTGACGTTGCTAGTGTTTCAAAGTTAATATGTCCTTGTCTTTCTTCAATATCGTCTACTTTAAAAGCAAATGCGTTAGCTTTGTCAATAGTTAATTGAATTTCATCATCGGCTAGGTCTTGTGTATTAACAGAAGCACCTCTAGCATATGATTGGACAGTGATTGTTGGTTCTTTTATTATTCTTACAGTATCGCCAAAGTTTTCAATTTCTCCTGTATAGTCAGTGTTGGTAATATCCTCAACAACTGAAGCTTTACGGAAGAATTTAAGAACTTTTTGACTGTAAATCTCAGGTAAAAAATTACCTGAAGGCAGATTTGTATAACCTGCGGAGCTTGATATAGCCATAGTATTATCCTTGTTAGTTAAAAGTTAATAAACTAACGGATTCTGCCCTCTCTTCTTGCTAAGTCAATTTCTTTTTCGTACTTTTCAAATTCGTGAGGTTTCATCCGTCTTATTTCCTCAGATGACCATTCTTTTTTGCCTTTATTAGGTTCCGCTTTCTTTTTAGTAGGAACATAATCGGCTGCAGAATTAGCCTTCTGTTTTGATGTACGTTTTATACCTTTATCGGCTTTATACAAGTCTAGTACTCTAGAAGCCCACTTTGCATCGGTGTTGTTTTTAAGAACTCCGTCTGCAATGGATGGTGGTTGATCTTCTAACCAACTAATAAACTCTTCATCTGATTTAATAGTCATAAAGTCTGGATGTGATCTTAAAAGTTCTTGTTCAGCTTTCTGTTTAGTTAACTGTACTCTTTCTTTTTTAAGTTCTTCAACTTCTGACTGCAGATTCTTAGTCTTATTGTCGGCTTGAGAATAAGCCACACTTTCTATAACGTTGTAGACATCAGGATATTCCTCTTTAAACTTTTCTAGTTCTTCAGGGGTTTTAGGTGGTTTATAATTAGTACCACCATCTGATGCTTGTTTTGCTAAAGTTAAAAGTTCTGTTTCTTTACCTTTAAATTCTTCAATCTTAGCGTCATAGTGCCTTTTTAAATCATCATACCTTTTTTTATAATCATGTTCAGGTTCTGCTGATTCAGTCTTCTCTACAAAACTGTCTGTCTTTGCCTGTGGAGTAGCCTCTTGCTGAGTATCCTCTTCTTCGGTGTCCACTATGGGTTCGTCTTCTAGTTCGTTTCTGTAAGCTCCTTTATATGGAGCTGATTCTAGTTCTTGTTCTTCCTTTTGGTTTTCTTCGTTCATCTGTACCTCAATGGGGGCTGTTTGCTGCAGGTAGCCCATATTAGTTATTAAAGTGATAGGGTTGCTTTCGCAAGTAGCTATCGGTTAAATGTTGGTCTTATCACCAACTGACATAAGACCCCTGTTGTTCATATTTTCTAGAACATTAGAGCCTATATATTTCGTTAAATTCTTTGGTATAATGTATTCACCGTTGTGTACATTTACTGGTACTTTACCACCAGATTTAAGGTTAGTGCCTGCTTCTGTAGATGCTCTGTTTACCATTCTTTGTATAGTATCTTCACCATATAGAGCTACAGCAGGTTGAGAAAGTACAAAGTCTCCCTCTTTTAAAGTCATTGGAACGTCATCTGCTCTCATTGAAGGTGGAGCTTTACCTTTTTTGTCTACTAAACCGTAATTCTTTGCTTGGTTACTATTATACAACACTTTTTGATTTTTGTCAAGTGGAATTTTACCTCCCTTTACCATAGCCATTGTTTGACCAGGTATTGGTAGCCCTTGAGATTCATATTCTCGTTCTTTTTCTTGTCTTTCTAACTTTTCTGTAATATCTTCATCTCTTGGTTGCACTATCCCACTACGTTTTTCTTCTTTTTCTAATTCTGATGTTCCTCGAAGACTTTCAGCTAAAGAATCCCAATTAGAATCTCTAGTAGGAAGCATACTATAATCCCACTTACTCATATCAAGTGATGGATATTCTTTATTAACTGTTTTAAGAGTATTTTCATATTTATCTATACTTCCAATATAATATCCTACCTGCCCTTTAGTTATTTTATGATCTATACCATATTGCTTTACATATTTTATTAAATTATTAAAGTTATAAAGTATTTCCTCTCTACCTGAAATTATCTCCAGTTTTCCAACATTATTTCCACTATAACCTTCTTCTTGTATTTTTCTTTTATTTACAAAAGCATTACTATCTTGCCATTTCATAACTTGCTCGTGTAAATCTTTTTCGTTATCTCTCCAAGTTTCAGGAACTTTACCTCTTCCTATTATTCTAAATCCTTTGTTTTTTGATTCGTCTATTTTTTTTAATACCATTTCTTCTTGAAAATCACTGTCTACACTAGGTCCTTCAAAAAACGTATATGCTTCTTCAGGAGGGTATTCACCAGTTTTTTCTTTAAATTCTTCTCTATACTTTTTAATATAATATTTTTTTGATTCTATGTCTTCTTTATAAGCTTCTAAATCTCCTGTTAATTTACTTTCTGCTGCTTGACTACCGTAAAACTCAATACTATCTAAATAACCTTCTGTTATATAGTCAGAAGTATCTCTTTTATCTTCTTGTTTTTCATCATACACGTTTGGCTCAACATTATCTTCTAAATATCCAGTATTTACAAAACCACCATCTTCCATAAAAGATAAACTATTCATGTCAAAACCATTATTTTTTAAACCTGCTTGTATTTCTTCAGCAGATTTTATTACACCTGTGTAATGTGTTAAGTCTGTAATTTTGTTTTCAGAAATATAAGCTAAATCAGCATATATAGACTCATACATAGCTTCTAAACCTTCTTGTGTAGGTTGGAAATGTTTAGTATATACTTTACCACCATCTCTTGTAGTTTGATCTTTACCATCATAATATCCTATTCTATTTAAAAACATACCTTTTGCGTCTAAACCTTCTTGATCTCTATTACCTATAGTGTAGTGTACTCCTGCACCTTTTTTACCTTGTGAATAGTGTATTTGTAAGTCACCTTTAAAATTAAAACCTGTTGTTTTTTCTAACTCTTGCATGTAAGGAATCATAGGGTCTAATAATTTTTTAGAAAACTCTACATTAGATGGGTTTGCTTTACTAGAATCATAATCTCCTTGAGAGTATGTGTTCATTTTAAATTCATCAAAGTCAAACGAAGCATAACCTGATTTGTATGAAGGTTTAGATGCTGTTAAGAATTGTAAAGCCATCGCTGCAATACCTAATACAGGGTTTACAGAAAATAAATAAGATGTTGCTCCTGACATAGCCGCTTGTTTTACATCTCCAGTTCTTAAAAAAGATACTACTGCAGCTATTGTAGCTCCTCCTAATGCTTCACCGCCCCCTACGAATTCGCCAACAGCTTCAGCACCATATTTTGTAACTAAATGTTGTACACCTGCAGTAAGAGCAGCTTCTTCATCACCGCCTAAAGCTAGTACCCCTGCCATAGTAACTGCAGCACCACCAAAACCTGTCCATTTTCTAGAAGCAGCGTCACTTGCAGCTTTAGCAGCTATTTCAGTTCCTCCTGCTTTTAGTATAGCTTCACTAGCAGTTGCTCCTGCTTTCATAGCAAAAGACTCTATAACTTCAGACTTAATAAACTGCGTACCGCCTGCAATAGCAGCTTTTCCTGCATCACCAGTAACTGCACCTACTAATATTGCTGCAGTAAATTCATCGTATAAATCTTTTAGTTCTACACTATATGTACCATCTTGCATGGTAAATAGGTGAGTTTTTCCTATTTTTTCAAAAAAACTTTCAGTTTGCATATTCTCTATGCTTCTTTGTAATTTTTTGGTTACAACTAAATTACCTTCTTCATCATACTCTACACCGTACTTTTTAGGATTACTCATTATTTCTTTAGCTTGTGCCTCACTTAAATCATAAGTAATATTTGAATCTGTAATCATTTCTTCAGCGTATTTTATAAAACCTTTAGAATCAATTATAGGATCACCTACTTTTCCTCTTGCTACCCACTTCATTGTTCCATCTTTAGCAGAAACAAAAGCCCCTATTTCTACAGTAGGTTTAAAAGGTCCTATAGTAGAAAACCTTTCTCTTAAATCTGCTACACCCCCATAAAAAATATCTAAATTACCATCTAAAGTAGGCATATTATAAAAGTCTGAATTATTTGCAAAAGCTGCAGCAACATCTGTAGGAACACCCCTATCTTCATAAGGGTATGTTTCACTTTTAGCATCCTCTCCTGCCATTACGTCACTAAAAGTTCCTAAAGTTGTTAATGCAGCTAGTTCACTTTCACTTAAGCCTGTATCTGTAGGAGGAGCTACTGAGGTAGAGCCGCCAGTTGAATCTCCAGTACCAGTACCAGTGCCTGTGCCTTGTTGAGCTTCTAATATGTCTAAAAAAGATGTAGATACTCTAGGACTTACATAATCTTCTGGGGGTCTGAAAGAGGATGCTTTTACTTTAGGTATATCTACAGGTTGAGTATACTGCATAGTCCTTCTTTCAAAATCTTCAAGAGATTCGCCAGGAGCAGGATTATCTGCATAAAAACCCTGTTCTGTATCTACTGTATCTGCACTAGGAATATTATCAGTAAGAGTTGATTCTACTGTTTCGTTAGGTAAGACTTCAGATGTAAGGCTTGGTTGGGTAGGTTTAACAAAAAAATCTCTGTCATAAGGAGGAGGAAATATACCTATTTCTTCATCCC